TTTAACGCCCTTAGTCTAGGTCTTCCTTTTGTTGTTGTTAATTTAAACTGTAAGCCGTAAGCTCTTTTATTCCCAAACCTACCCCTTAATGAAACATCTTCGTCTATTGCAAGTTCCTGCCCATTAAGTGAAGAAATACTTCCAAGCTCTATTATACCATCAATATTTTCTGTGATTGCTTCAAGATTTGCATCAGATACATTATTTTCTGAAGATTGCAAATGAAGCTCAAAATTGTTCCATTTTTTACGATCTATAGATCTAACATTAAACATTCTAGTAATCGCAGATGCAGATACTAAAATACTGCTTGATGAAGCTCCAATAGCGCCAACGTACAAATCTATGTCATCTACTCTTGATTCGTATTTATGAACTCCACCATTTCGGTTAATAGCATAAACACCTCTTTGAGAACCAGATCCACCTGCTAGTAAATATGTGTACTCCCAATCTGAGTCATTTATGGAATCTAAAGACTCCCACTGTTGATTAAGAAAGTTGTAAACTAAAAGGGCGTTGTTTGTAACGGAATCATCCAGTGGAACAGCAATGTAATACCTATTATCAAAGTAAGCAGAAACAGCCTTGTCTGCATAATCCTTGTTTATTCTTGAAATAGTTCCTTGTATTGATGCGGATAAAGGAACATCTTGTCCTCTAAGATTATACAAATCAACAAAGTCTAGTGCATACACTCCATTGTCAGACAGGAACATTAGCTTGTTGCCTATCTGCTGTATGCTGTTTCTAGCTAAACACCCTATGTCGCTTGTAATAACTTGTGATATGCTGCTTCCCAGATCCAAGCTGTTTTTTACTGTGTGAACACTGTTTCGGTTAAAAACTACTAGCTGGTCATCAGAGAAAGAATGAAAACCTACAATGAAGTCAGACTCTCCAGCATTAAATCTAAACTGACCGTAGATTCTGTCATACGTGTTTTGATCTAGTATATCTGAAAACAAAGCCTCATCCAAAATATTTCTATCGGTAATTGTAGCAGATCCAGAAGACCCAGTTATATCAAACTGATATGGAACAACTAACCTACGTTGATGTGGTACACCAAACTCTGGAGCTGGCATATGACTAAATCCTAGACCAATAGATGTTTTCTTTTCAACGGTAGCATTTTTATTTGTAGCATCAGCCTTGTCCGTAACAAAAGTAAATACAGTTGAGCTACTTATAGACCTAACCCGAACAGCGTCACCAACAGAGTAACCAGAACTTCCTGCGGTAGTTACTGTAAGCTCATCTCCAACCAACAAAGAACTGGTACTAGACACTGTAGCAGTTGCTACACCTGATGCAAAATCAAGATCAGTAATTGCTAAAGGTGTAGGTTGAGTGTACGCTCCGTTAGAAACTAAAGCAAAGGTAGTGGTACTAGTGTCTCCATCCCACTGTAAAGCTATCTTGCCCTTGCGGAATATAAACAACTTATTAAATGCTTGAACAACATTACTTCCCCTTGGAACCGTTTCTCCAGAAGGATATGTAAGAGTAACTGTCGTTGCCCCACTGTCTGAGGTTTTTACCAATACTGTCTTGTTGGTTCCGACAACAGCAATGTATGATGTTGCATCATTATTAGGATCTGAAAATTCACAAGATGCTTCTATAAAGTTTGAAGCACTATCTAGCAGTCTCATCCCCTTAACCACCATAGTTCCACCTGGCGTTTCGGCTAAATCAGTAACAGTGTAAGTTATTGTGTCTGCGTCTACAACTGTAGCAATAAAGTTTCCGTTCGGGTCAACGCTTCCAGAAAACGTCAATCCGCTAATGTTTACTCCAGTGCTAGTTGTTATGTTGTGGGCTGAATTAAAATTAACTTGGATGGTTGAACTACTTCTTGTAAAGGAGGCAACTCCACCACCTATGTTGGTAGAGTCATAAAGCTTAAATGGAAGAGCAAGAACCGCAGCAGAAAATGGAGCAGAAAATATTTCCATACCTTTGCGTGGTTGCCACTCTCCGTTTAAGTCCATTCGTCCATTATTGGACTCAGCAAGAATACCAGAAGTTAATTGATCTGGTCTAAACTTATTATTAAATCCAGAAAATCCTTGATCTAAATCTTCTGCAAGTCGATCATCCTGTGCTCCGTATATATCGTATCTAGCCATTTAACAATCCCAAGCTCTTCTACTCCAGTAGTTTGCAGACAGTTTATTGTTTTTACCCTTGATTCCACCTGACCTAGCACAGTAACTTTTTTTCCGTGCTGGGTTACTTTTTTTAATGCTCATGTTTGCATCACCAAAGCGTACAATTTTTTCCTTACCACCCTGACAAGCTTTCACAACGAACTTCTTCCCACCAGAGACTTTTCTGCGCGGGACGTTACACTTCATGTTTTTTTTATTTACTGCCACGCTTTACCGCCTTTACTCTTCTTGGTTTACCCGCTGGTTGCCCTAGTCTTTTTTTCTGAGATATCCTTGATCGTTTCTGTGATGCAGTCATCTCGCTTGCTGTAACTGGTGTACGGCTACTTACACGCTTAGAGGGACGACAATAAGGTGTGCCACGAGATTCCCCCTTACGACGACCACAAGGCTTACCAGTGCGTACATCTACCCACTTCTCCTTGAACCACCGCTTAAGATCAGCACCTTTCTTTGTCTTCCGTACGTTCATTACTTAGCCTTCTTACGCTTACCCCAATTAGCAGCACCTACCTTACGGCACTTGGCTATAGCCCCACTTGCGTACGCAGATGGGAACACCTTGTAACGGGCTTTAACTTTTTTGTAGCAAGCGTCTTTAGGCATTGTTATTTTTTACCAAATGCCCTAAATAGTCCATGCCTTCCGCTGCTCATGGGAATAACCGAACGCTTTTTGGGTTTTCTTTCATCCCTAACCCTAGAAGCCTTGGGGGTTACCTTAGCCTTGGGAGCTTGAACTTTTACTTCTTCAACACTTCTTAGTGGCCCACGAGTTACTGCTGCTTTACGCTTGCGTCCAGTCTTAGGCCCAAAGGTATGCCCGTACCTATCGGTAACCCGATTAGGCAAAACAGATTTTAAAGTACCATCTTTGTTTTGTTTTCTAAAACGCTTAAGGGCTGCCTTAGGCTTTAATGGCTTAGTCTTTTTAAGTTTTAATATTTTTTTTAACCTTTTAAACATATTCTTAATCTCTTATTTAACTTGTGAGCTTCCAAAATAAAAACCCAGCAAAGCTAGCATCCCTTGCCTTACTTCTGGCAACAATACGAACCCTTCTAAGTTCTTCCATTTATCTGATCCTATTCCTAAAAATTTAAATATACCCAGTTTGTTTGCCTCCACTGTTACTGGTATGTCAAAGAATGCCATGATGAAGGGAGCAAATACCACTGAAAACAAGATGCACATAGCGATGAGTTTTCTGACCCACGCTCCCCCTTCGTCGGATCTTTGTGCTGCTCTGTCTGCTGAAGCATCTGAAGCATCTTGCTTTTGAATCATTGACTTGATGGCGTTGGCTTGGATGTTCATTTGAGCCGAGATTAGTTTCATTACAAATCCCGTGACTCCACCTCCAAGCATTGCCACCAATTCACCACTCATCGTTTTCTTAATTCTATTACTGTTTTATATACCCAAAGACCCATGTACGCAATAGTACACACCGAAGCGACGATAGACATTATCTCGCTAACACCTTGAAAAGATACAGCAAGTATTGACCCTGCCGTCCCAATTCCAAGTTTGTTTATTTCGGGGTGCATTACACAAATTGCGAAACGTGAATTATTGAAGCACCCGATACACCTAGAAATTTAGCAGCCTTAGCAGCTCTTGCGCTAAGGGTAATAAGTCCCTTCTCCTTTAGAAGAAGATGACCATTAGATGCGGTAGGGACGCTACCATCAAACGTCACGATAACATTGTTATCTTGAACGTCGATCATTACGTATTTGGTATCACTAGCAAACGCAGCAAATGAGACTCCAGATCCTGATGTTGCACAGGATAAGTTTTCTCCAGATGTTGTTCCGTTTGGTCGTGGATATAGGTTTGTTACTAGACTATTCATTATCTTGATTGTTGACTGACATACGTTTTAATACGATGTCCTACGGTATTATTATTATAAACTTGCTGGGGATTGTCTAAAACCTCAGCTAAATATTGATTGGCAATTTCTTCTTCAAAAGATGCCTTTGAATGTTGCCCATCCATACGCAAAAAATCGGCGTAAGTTGCATGGGTCATAAACAAAAAGTATTCGTTAGGAACTTCAGTTTCTCCACCAGTTCCACTGCTGTCTAGGGTTGTTAAAAGGGTAAGTGGTTTCCTATAAGTGACAAAAACGCTTGTAGCATCGGAAGTTGTAAGGTTAATTACGTGAGCACCGTCGCTTTCTACAAAGAACTCAAAATCAATAGTTGAGTTTCGCAGTAAAGGTTGTTCTCTATTTATTCTAAGGAACTCGCCTATATCGGTTTTGCTTGTTTGCGTAAATGGAACTACCGAGTTTGATATAGTTCTTTCTTCTCCAACAGTTAAATACCTAGCCCAGTATGGAGTGGTGTTGTAGGCTTGAGAAAACCTTCTATTGGCCAAAGCCAACAGCTGAGATATTTCCTGCGTAGTAAAATCTGAGTTACCAGAAAGTGCGGAAATTAAATCAAATAAATCTTTGTTGGCTCTGTCTTGCATTACGCTTTATTAGGACTAAGTTCAGGGAACTTCTTATTATAATACTTTAAGAACTCTTTGCTGTGAACGTGATCAACTCCGTACTTCTTGACTAATCTAAAGTAGTCTCTAGCAGGAATATTTGCAACACATTTACCTAATACTGGGTGAGTTTTACCTACATTTGTTTTTGCCTCTTTAGCAGTAGCATCAATGCGGTCTTGCTCCTTTGCTCGCTCCATCTTGAAGCCCGTTTCAATCTCACGCATAAAAGCTTTATTGACTTCTCCGCTATCGTACTTAGGTATTGATGTAATGATATTCATAAACAAAAAAAGGGAGGCCAGGATTGGCCCAACCTCCCTTAATAAATAATTAATTAATTAATTATGATGCGAACAGTTGTCCTGCGGTAGGGTAGTACTTCATAAGAAGACGAATCTTCCCAGCAGTAGCTACGTCTGGCCCTTCACCCGTGAAGTTGTAGGTGAGGTCAACAGCACTAGCAAGGTGAAAACCTGCAACAGCAAGCGCGCCAGTATTGGCGAACATTTTGCCCAGGTTTCCGCTGTCACTGAAAACGTCAACTTCGTCAACGAAACCATCAGCGTCACCATCATCGCCAATAGCGATAGTGGCATCCGTGATGCTGGTTCCAACGACAAGCTCGTCAACAATGATTGCAGCTCCGAAGATACCACCAGCCATCGCAGCTTCACCAACTTGAATGTCAACAGCAGTCGCTGAACCAGCGGTTGTGCCGAGCGTAGACAAGTCAATAGAAGCTTCATAATTGAATCCCAATGCTAGGGTTTCAATGTTTTGTACTTTCTTTAGTTCAATAGCCATTTTAATGTACCTCCTATGGTTTAGCTAAGTGCGGTGATTTTACCGTGTGCGCCAGGGTGGAATACGTTTAGCGTAAGCGCGCAATCAACGTATCCACGCTCTCCGCCACCTTGATTAGGTAGACGAGAACTACCCATTGGGATCAACTCGGAAACACCGTAGTACTCTGGGTGAACCAGGTAACCAGTGTCCTTGTTGGCCGTGTCGGGCATACAGTCAGGATTTCCGTTAACGATAGCAACCGTGCCATGATCAGACTCATAAAGCTCAACAGAGAGCTTAATCTGAGCAACGTCACCGTTGTAATTTACGCTACGGACAGAAGTTCCAGCACCAGAACCATCTGGATCAAGGCGAGCAAAGTCGCTGATCTCACGACGGAGAGCGGTGTCAGCAACCAAAGTCAAACCATTGCTAGCTCCCGTAACACGGAAGATCGAGGTGATGAGGTTGTTGAATACCGTTTCCGTGAAAGCACCAGTTGAATGGATGCTGTCAGAGGGAGTGCGGAACGCAGCAGGAACGTCAGACGGCCCTGCGGAATCAATCCAGTCACCAAGTCCACGCAACTTGTAAACCGTTCCAGCTCCATCTTCCGCAGCGCGGTCGTTGTTAGAGCATAGAGTGGCTTCAATGTCGCGCTTTAGTTCGCGGATTGCCTTTGCTTCGGCTTGTGCTACTTTAGCAGGACCAACGGAGTCAACAGCTTCCTGTAAGTCGGAAACCATGTAATCGCGGCGGAACTTCTGAACGTAGTTGCCTAGACGAGCGCGGCCACTGAATTGGTCGGTGAACGTAGTAACGTCAGCGCCTTCTGCTATACCAGTAGTACTGGGAGAAGAAAGACTGTCTACAGTCCACTCAACAAACGTAGCGTTTGCTCGTGATTTAGATGCGGATGAAAGTACGGGAGTTTCTTCGGGAGCCAAGATGGTCAAAACGTCCATCAAGTCTTCACGATTGGAAACAGCCGAACCAGGATTTGTTGTATCGAATGTATCTGAGAATGCCATTTTTTTTATTTTCTAGATAATTGTTTGGTTCTTAATGAAATGAAGTCATCTTTATTGCCGCTTTTTTTGAATCGTGAAGATAGGTCTTTTAGTACTTTAGATGATTTTCTTTGGCCTTGCTCTGGCATAGCAGAAGAAGGTGAAGAACTTTTAGGAGGATTAATCTTGGGTTTATTTCCTGATTTAACAGGAGTACCAGGTATTGTTTTACGAGCGTATATATTATCTACTCCATGAGCAATAATATACGGAAGCTCTGCACCTAGCACAGGGTATTTCTTGTACACGCTTTGCAAGTCTTTGCTTGCAGCGATACTAAAAAATGCCTTACGTGTTTCATCATCTTCTTTATTCAACCATTCAAATTCTTTAAGTGCCTTTGCACCAAGCTCTTTTTTAAGAGTATTAGCATTTTCAGCTTTTTGAAGTTGTTTAAGTTGATCGGGAAGATAAAGATCCCTAGATTTACGAGCGTTCTTTAAAGCAGACCTTACGTCCACTTTAGTCATTTTATTACCATCTAGCTCAGTAACTTCGTCGTGAGCAGAGTAATCGTCTGATTCAAATAAAACATCTTCAGCCCATTCGATAATATCGTTTATCTCCTTGGCTTTTTCTTGTAATGACTTAATATCCTGAACATCGTTGAAGGGATTGTCTTTGACATTTTCCTCTTCCTGTTTCAATGGATCTTGTTGTAGTGATTGTTTTATTTTATCAAGCTCTTCTTCTGCTGCTTTACGTTTAGCTGTAAGTTCGCCAAAGCGAGCCACAGCTCTACTACCAAGCTTTTCA